GCTTGTTAGCATCACTTTGGTGTTTGATGAAGCGTCAAAATTGGTTGTGCTATTTTGGCTATCAAGCCCGAAATAGATACCCTCATTACCTCCAGAATTAGTGAGCTGCGGAGCGCTAAAAGTGATTGGCAAATTTCCGCCTGTTTTGTTTCCAGTCTGAAACTCGTTATCAAAAAAGCCTCGATTTGTTGAAGCATTAGTGCGCATAAGATATTGCGCTGATGGTAGATTAAAGGCCATTACGCGGGGTTCTGATATTGACGCTCTACAGCTGAAACGAACGAGATTACATTGCTGTTGCTGCGCGATATTGTTGCTGTGGTTTTAACGTACTGCCCGGTCTCTAGCCCGATTGCTATCCCCGTCACGTTTACGTCTTGACCTATTACCCTGCCACCCTGTGTAGATCCGTCGTAATCGAAGTCGAAATCAATTTCGGTCAGTCCGTTTATAGATCCCGATAAATCTGTTCCAGAATTATCATCTACCAGTAAAGCGCCCGACTCGCCAAATTCGTTGCCGGCTGTGACGCCATCGCTGAAATAGACCCTAAATACCGCATCTGAATCGTTAATTAGATTGGTGTTAAAAATCAATTTGCCTGCTGCAACAAACGGGAATGCTAGTTCCTGCCCCGCTGAATCTGCAAATGACAGATCGTTAGTATCAAGAGCGTTAAAGTTGTCGATATAAACACCACTTCCGCCACCTTGGTAATTAGTTGCCGACACCGTTTTAAGTGTAGAACCAACAAACTCCAAAAGTTCAGGCATTACGTTTCCGAAGAGGGAGCCTGCCCCGCCGTCCTGATCGTTTGATTGACGCAGCGACCATTGCACAAATTCGTAGATTTCCTGCTTAGACCCGTTGTTTCCGTCAATTATTACACCAAAATCAGCGGTCGTACTACCTATTGTTCTGGACTGTGCTGAGTCGTAAAATGTAATGCTCATCCCGGTGTATGGGGCATTGCTAGCTATGTCCGCGTCACTGGCTGATATGTTCAGGTCGTCACCTGTGCCAAGCGAGAATGTAAACAGTTTTGGTGCTAGCAATGATGTTTCACCGATTGCCACTGATGATGTCGCGCTGTACAGCTGGCCTTGCTGCCTGTTGTATGCTGTTACATTTGAGGATAAGTCATAGCCGTCCGCGTAGTCACCATCTCCATTAGGGTCTGATATGACTTGTATGGCCTCGGCAGTGTTTCCTTCAAACGTGAAATCTTCCGCACCGCTGCCAAGGTCAAAATAGATCTGGTCATCTGATTCCGCATTAAGAATTGCTGTTCCTGCCCAGTGTTCTGTGACTTGTCCTGATAAGTTTCTCACAATCCATCCACCGCGGCGAATGGTCTGCTCTGTGGTGGAGTCTGCCCATTTCCAGCCATTGATAAGTTCGAAAAATTCATCGGTGATCGGGGAAAGTGGGTTATCAAAAGCCGCTAAGTTCTTTCCGTTTGGGTCGTTCTTAATTTGCTCTTTTATAAACGAATAAATTGCCTTGATTGTCACGCCATCTTGGGCGACTAGTCCACCTACTCCCGGAACTAGTTTTATAGTTAAAGATGACGTGTTGATGAATACGTTGCTGCTACCGTTATCGATAGAGCTGTCCAGTAGGTTGTCGGGGTCTGTGATTAGTGCCATTTTATTTGTTCTATTTAGTGTTTTAAGTGCTATATATATGAGGCGTGCTTTCAGCTTTAATCGTAGGCGTAAAAATCAAAGCCCACGATTTGGGACACTTGAAACGCGGGCGAACCGATAGACGTTGAAAGTTCTTCCACGTCCACTGTGGTTTCCGCGCCTATGAGCGCCGCCGCCCCAATGAAAAATAAATTTACATCATCCAACGTGGTATAACCTTGCTCAACGTCAGAGGTGGCATCGACGTATGTGTACCCGTAGCCGCCCGCGATAGAGAGCGAATCCGCAACAATTCCGTCGTAAACATATGATTCTAGTGGGCTGACGCCGAACGGATCAACGCGCGCCATTCCGTAGCCAATGAAATTAGATTCTATTACGCTGCCATCATACATCATTACTAGCCCCTTATCTAGCGTCAAATCAACAGATGCGGCCGTAGTAGCTCCAGAATCCCCCAACTTAACGACGCTAGACAACGAGCCGTAGCCGCAAACTCTATTTCTAGGCTCTATTTCCGCGCCCGTGTCACCCTCAATCAGAACCTCGTCAATATCAAGCAAGGTAAGTGTGTCGAAGCTGTAAAATTCCACTCTGTAAGTGTTCCAGAACAGCTTCATTGCTAACTTTAGGGAGTCGTTTTTTGATTTCTTCGTGGGTACGCCGCCGGAATCTTTGCTATAGCCGCTTAGTGTGATCCAGTAATCATAACCGCTAATATCAACACGCTCAAGGCATGAAGAGAAGCCGTTGAAAGCGCCTAGAGTTGAGAAATTTTTAGCGGTTGGCATGTTATAAAGCTAGGAAGTGTTGAGAGGGTTTGCCGTCAAGACAAGCGAGAACCATTTTAAAGTTGTTTCGCGCCACCTGTTCAACTTCGAGCTTGTCGTCATCTTCCCCAGAACTTATTATCGCCACGATCACAGATGTTTCGTCGCCGTCATTGTTTACACCCTCAAAGGTAGATGTGACAGAGCTTGACACTGTGCCCAGTTCGCCCTCCGATCCTTCAGTATGAGTCAGAACAACAAAATCGCCATCGGCAACAGTTGCAACATTTAGCACGGGTATTATCTGATCAGAGCTAGCAAGCCCTTTGAATATTTTGCCCTCTGCTATTTTGATTTCATACGCATCACCTTCAATCTTTTTTATACTGGTCTTCCAAGGGTGTGTTGATTCTTCGGCCGCCTCAATTATGGTTCGTTTTGATTCGAAAATCATTCCCGCGCCCGTTTGACGCGACCTAGTGGATCGGCTTGGACGAGTGGACGCCTTGCCAATTCCCGCGCTCGCGCTTACCCATCGACGCTGATCCGTGTGAGAGCCTGATAGCCGTCCACCATTCGCGCCCGTGTGGGAGTTTGCCGTCTGAAATCTATTACTCATTTTTTACTTGTAAAGTTTAGGGTTCCAGCCCACTGAGTCACTTGCTAAATAAGTCTCAGTAACTTGATAATGTGATCGCCCGATTTGTCTATACGGCATATCGGTCAAGAGTAGATTCTTCACGCCGTCAGGTTTTCTCCAGCCTTTAATCTTATTGTGAATGGTTGCGAGTCGCTTCATTTGCGGCTCTCTGCTAGTATAGTATGACACCTCCACAGTGCCGGAGGGTGTGAGGTAATTTGACGTTCCAACCAAGGAATCTTTGCCTTCTGCCGTGCCAGATTTACCATTAAAGAAACCTAAAAACTCATAATACTCTTCTTCTTCCCCGTCGTCATAAGTTGAAATTCTTTCAGCCCATCGCGCGCCGCCTTTCGGTGCCGTGGGTGTGCCCGCGAATTTCTCGAAATCTGGATGCAGTTGAACATCTTCCGAAGCAACGCCAGCCGTATAACTAACGCGGCGCGTGTCGTTTGAGATTCCGAAGTAAGAGCAAACGACCTTAACCCGATCATTTGTCATTGTCTCTAAACTAATGCTAGTGCATTCGCATTTCGGATTGAACGGGTGAGAATCTCCCATGCGCGGGCGGAAGCTCTCAAATCTTGCCGCGCCGATGAATACCGCCGTGCCTGTTAAAGTCCCGTCGTCGTTTTCCGTAATGCTTGCGCCCGTTTGTAGGTGTAAGCGTTCGTCTCCTTTAATGTCTAAGCTCATAATTTAATGTTCCCGTTCAAATGCTGCAACCTCTTTCTGAGCCGCTTTAAGGCCATCCATTTTAGCTTGGATCTCTGTATTCTTGGCGATCTGCGCAAGTATTGACTGAGAGCGTTTAGCGATTTGAAGTGATGGGTCTCTTGTAACTGTCGCGTTTCCACCGCCGCCAATCGAACGCAAGCCCGAAGCGATAACGCTTGATTCCACGCCCTGCCCTTTGAGGGAGGAGAGTTTTCCTTGACCTTGTGACAAGTTTGATTCTTCAGCGCTTATCGCTTTAGCTAGAGCTGAGTTCGTGCCGTTCATGCTGCTCTTGAACGTCTCAGATTTGCCTGTGGCTATCTTTGTTTCAATACCTGCAAGCTCTTTCGAGATTCTGAGTAATTCCTTTTTCGCTTCAAGCTCTTTGATATATAAAGCCGCTTGAGTGTCTTTCTTGGCTAGCTCAGCGTCTAAAGCGTCACTACGCAAGCGCAAGAACTTCTTTTCAGCGTCTGCTTTCTCAGCCTGTAAAACTTTTGCTTTTTCCTCGTCTTTAAGGAGATCCATTCTTATCTGTTTCTCCGTGGCTGCAATCTCCTTCTTGAGCTTATCGACTTCCTTAGCCCCATTGATTGCCTTGTCATTGCCTGCCACTACTGCTGTGGCTTCCTCAGCACTCACACCACTTGCTCCAGCTTTCTTCTTGAGATCGCCACGCCGCATGATATGGACACCCGCTATGCGCGCTTCTATCCTGTCAAAAGTATTATCCGCTTCGTCTCCCATCTCAGAGAAAGCAGCCTTGATTCCTGCGCCGTCGCCAGATGCAAAGGCAGACATCGCTTTGCCAATCAACCTCATGTCGGTTAAGAGTAGGGAGAAAGTGTCTTCGATCACGATTGCGGTAATCGCAAGTCCGGCCATTGCGTGCTTAAAAGTTTCAACGAACCATATCATGACGCCAAAGCCTTTGTTCTTGAGCGTGGTGAATGTGTCGTTCATCATTTCCGCATCTCGTATAGTTTGCTCAGAGGCCACGCTTGCGGCATTAAAAGTTTTCTTTAGCTCTTCGGGCGCTTGACTGAGTAAAGGTAAAAGTTCCTTGGCTCGTCCACCGATGATCGTCAAAACGTCAGCCATCCCCGTTCCCTCTTTCTTGGCGACTTGATAAGCAGCCGCCATTTGCAAGATCTGGTCTTCGGGTGAGAGTTGCGCGAATGTTTCGTAGTCGATGTTTAGACGCTCGAACGCGTCGCTGTACGTGGTCAATCCGTTCATGGCTTGCCCTGCGTTCTGCTCAACTTTGGTTAAGGCGTTTGCGACATTCTCTATATCAGTTCCCGCAAGATTAGCGGCAAACGCGACACGTTGCAAGGACTCGGCAGATTTACCGAGACGCGCGGACAATTTGCCCACGCGATCAAGCTGGTCAGCCATCTTTTTTAGACCCACGATAATTCCCGCGGCAAGCATTCCCGCCATGATTTTTCCCGCGGACATGGCGAAAGATTTAACCTCGCCTTTCATTTTATTCAGCCCGCGCGTAAACTCGGAGCCATCAGCGGAAAATTTGAAGGAATAAGCCATACATTAAAGGCGATTCCAACTCGCCAATTGGTCTTCAGTGAGATACTTCTTTGCCATTTCCTGAGCTTCGTCCGCGCTTGGTGCGTCCGGCGCTGTCTCTTCCGTGGTGTAGGAGATATTCAATTCCGCGCCGTCCTGCTCGGCAAGCGACACGTCATACCATCGAGCTTCAGCGCTACGCATGTTCCACACGTTCTCAATGGTCTCATTTGAGCGCGACACAATGCCCGTCACGAGTGACAAGACGTTGGGGGAGCTTGCGCCTTTGTGTAGGCTCACTGATTCGCTGGTGTACATCACGGGTGCGCTCATCTGTACAGCAAACCACTCGCGAAGCTTGTTGACCTCGCGCAAGGCTAATTTGTCCGACCTCTCGATTCTCCAAATCCAAAGGCCATCCACGAAAGACGCCTTCAGTGATTCTATTTTAGGATATCTGCTTTTTGTTACTTTGAGTAAAATCAACATATCACGAATACCCGCGCTCTCGCCCGAAAGTATTGGCGAGCCGATGGCCTCAAGAATAGCTAAATGCCATAAAGAAAGGTCTGCGAGTTTTACCCCGCAAACCTTAACCTCAGCGCCAATTAAGCCGTTGAAATAATTGTCGTCCATTTACTAGGGAAGCGTGATGTATTCGCTTGTGATTGCTGTAATAGTGGTCACAACGTGAGCGCCGTTGGTCTCTGAGCTTTCGATTGTCTGGATGTCATACTTGATCGAATCATAAACCAAAACGTCGGAAACTTCAGGCTTTGAATATGCCGCCTGAGTCCTGAGACTGATATTGACCTCGGTCAAATTGTCGTCTGATCTACGTTCGATCATGTTGCCCGCTTCGTCAAGAGTTTGCGAAACGTTTTGCTTGCTCTCGGAAAGGGAGAAAGATTGAACTGTTGCGGCTGTCACTGAGCCGGTGCCCGCGGTGATGCCAAAAATGTGTGCCGTGCCCTTTGTGTCTAAACTCATAATTACAGAACAGATTCAACTTTAAGAAATTACCTTTTCCACGATCAGAGATTGCTCAACAGTAAATTGCATAATTGAGCCGTCGGATTCTGAGTCTGATGCCATTGATTCAATGTAGTGTACATGCACACCCTCAACCGGTCTTGTGATTGGCGGATCTTGCAAGTTAAATGTTTCCTGTAAATCCGAAAGCCTGCCTAGAATTTCCTCTAAGCATTCTTCAGTCGCGCTCGAATCTCCGTCCACATTATCCCAATACAGGAAGCTTTTAATGTTCGGCTTGTAAACCTCCATTTCTAGAGGTAGATCAGAGTCACGCTCCGCGCTCTCGCAATGGATTATAATCGTGGGGTGCGTGTCCGTGGCCGCGCTTGAATCGTGATGCGCGTATATTGAGACGCCGGAAAAAGCCGGCTCTGCATTAAGCATTGCGACGATTCCGTTTTCAAGTTTACGTGAGAGAGAGTTAGCCATTACTTATATTTACGATTCAAGCGACGCATTTCCTTTTTCACGTCTTTCTGTATTCTTATTCTTATCCTTATAAACCTATCACGTATTGCTTGCGCGCCGTAAGATTTATCTGGTATGCGCCCTTGGTATTTGTTGCTTAAGAATAAAACCTTCTTATGCTTAGAGCCTGTTACTTTCCCTACCCCTTTGTTATCATGCAATCGAGCCTTGCCTTTAGCCCATCCCGGTATGCCGCGCGTCGGATTACCTTTGCCGCCACGCAACATCTCTGCCGCGCGTGCCCATCCGCTTTTTAAGTTTCCAACTCTTCGCTTGGATTTTTTTATGTATGTTTCAACCTTCTTATAATCACAGACAACGTAATATTCTGATTTTTTGATTTTGTTTTCAATGGCATTTCTGTGCCGTGTGCCGCGGTCAAACATGATCACGCGCACGCGGCGCCCTTTGTAGGTTGCAAGCCCTATTTTAGCAAGGAACGATTCAGCCTCGGACGTTTGACGCCCGCGAAGCATCCTATCAAACTCATTGCCCGCTCTGATTCCCGCCGTTTTAGATACGATTTTAACCCATATCAAAGGGGGGGAATATACGCCGCGAATACGTTGCTCAACTTTAGCCTCGTGCCTTAAGCCCGTCTCTTTAGTGTCGCCCTTCCTCGACGCGCGATTGGCGAGAGCGACGGCAAGCAAGCGCCCCTCGCTTCTCAGTAAGTCCTCAACCGGCTTGTCGGAAATCTTAGCAAGATCCTTGAAAGCTCTATTCAGCTTCGCAAGCTCTTTTGCATCCATTTTGACGCTAATGCTCATTACTTCTTAACCTTGTTTGCCTCTTCAAAGTCAATTTCAGTCATTGCGTGGCCGACCGCTGTAGATACGATTTTCATCCGCACGCCGCGAACAGTTGCAAATTTCTCCTCCACGATATTGGCGTTTGAAATAGCGTTTGTGGGTGTTGATCCTTGAAGCGTGAGGCGTGGCCGCTCGCCTCCGAAAACGTCAATTTCCTTCCTCATTTCGCCAAGCACAACGGCGATGGTTACGCCGTCAAAATCGCAGTCTTCCGCGCCCAGTGTGGGTAAATATTGAGCCATCACTGTATTGACTAAATTCTGGATATTCATACTAAAGATGCGATTTCATGGCACGAAAAAGCGCGCATGAATAAACATGCGCGCTTGATGATTTCAATTACTCGGACAAAGCTTTGATTGCTTCAATCTGAATGTCGGCAAGTTTTTTGCCTGACGCTTTTTCAGCCCTTTTAGCTTTCGCTTTTTCAGACTTAACCTTTTTAGCTTCTTCGACTTTCGCCGCGTCTGCTTCAGGCGAAACTTCAACGCTCAAAGATTCCACACGTGACGCGCGCGCTTTGAATTGCGAGAGTGTGATTGATCGACGGACGCCGCCATTCTTTTCCCACAGTTGGACAAGATCTGAACCTTCTGGAAACTCAGATAGATTTCTAATTTTCTTGTTTAGCTCGCTTACTTTACCGCAGGCAATTACGCTTGCGCCTTTTCCGTTTTTTGATTTTACTAGTAGTGCTTTCATATTTATTTTTTTTGTTAAAAAAAAAGGCGGTAAGCTTAACTTACCGCCTTTAAAGTTTGTTGCGTTTAGGCAGTCTTGAGGAGGGTCAAAGCTGATCCGTCACCTTTAGCGGCTCCGAAGCAGATATCGAAAGAAGCCCAAGTGAGGCGCGAACCTTGCGCAGCCCACATGTTAAATTGAACAGTGATGCCAAGCTGTGGAAGCTCAACGTTCATGCTTGTATCCATGCCGTTGCGAACTGCGTTGCTCATTTCTGGAATGCGTGAAACTGCAACAAGAGCGGAAGGATTAGCTGCGAAGCCTACTACGTTAGCTCCTGCGCTGCCGAAGCGGTTTGAATAAACAACCTTGTCGAATCCGTAAGCGCCGCCGTCAAGAGAGAACTGGTCTCTGTTGGTTGGCATAAGCTCAGAATAGTAATCGCCGTGTAGAACAAGGTTCTTTTCGTCAGCATCAGAGATTGAAGCCCAAAGAGCTTTAACTTCGTCAGTGTCAAAATCAGCGCTTGTAGCTGCAACGATTGGAGTGTTCGGGAAGTTTGCAACTGTGAGAGGTGCAAAAGCCGCGTCAGCAATCTTGTTCGCAAGAGTCTTCAAGTTGATGTCAACCTTACGCTCAAGCTTATGTCCAACCTGTAACTCTTCGTTCGTGATGTGGAACGGCTGAGAATACTGATCAGTGCTTACTGGAATTGTGTCAACTTCTGTATCACCTTGCTCAAAATTGGTAGGGTTTACCAAAGTTGTTGAGCCTGAGATTGCCACAGGAATTTGAATCGGGCGCTTCGGGTCAACAAGCTGATCGGAGAAATCAGAAGTGAAAACTGAAAGGGGGGCAAGTTTGTCGGTAAGTAGAACAACCATGCGGTCTGCTACTGAATCGGGGACAAGGTCGATTGAATTTGTATTAGCCATTGTATTTTATTTTTTGTTTTTGTTTTTGTGTTTTTGGTGGTTCGTTTTCTTTCGGCTATTTGAAATATTTAGCGTGAGTCTTTCGGAACTCGCCGCGTTTCGGGTCGCCTATCGCAAGAGCTTTGTATTCTGCTTGAAGGTCAACACGTCGCTGGTCTTCATCGAGGGAATCGGGAGCGGGAGCGGAGCCTTTAGACGCAACTTCTGCGCGTACTTTCTTGCTGACCTTGTCGTCAAAATCGGCTTGCGCTTCTTTTGCTGTTGCAAGCTCTGCGCTTACTTTTTCAAGGTCTTGCTTTGCGTCAATCGCTGAAACTTCAAGCTCAAGCAAACTCACATTGGCTGTTGCGAGCAATTCCGCGTTAGCTACGTGACCCGCCTCAGCGTCTTTAAATGCTTTAAGCTCGAGAACGTTTGCGTCAAGTGTCGCATTTGCTTCGGCTAAAAGTTCCAATGTCTTTTTATCTTTGAACATATTTATTATATACTTTCAACTTTAAGATAGAATGCCCACTTGATCAATCAAACCGAGGGCAAGCGCTTTGTCTCCTTGGTACCAACCTGCGCGAAACACTTCTTCCTTGATGTTTGGCCGCGTGCGTTCAACCTGCGCGCGAAAATCCGCACCCATCTCGTCCACCATACCTTGCAAAAATTCTTCTTGTGCGCCGGTAAGTTCACCCTTGCCAATGCTTTTTAGATCCGCGCCCTCGTTCGTAATTGCGATTGATTGCACTCCTTGCGCATCCATTGCATTAGTCGCATCCATCCAAGACATAATTGCTCCGATATTTCCCGACATTGAAGAAGGGCTTGACACAATGCCGCCGCTCGCGTTCGTGGCTAGATAGTATGCTGCGCTTGCTGCTATGCCATCCACATAGGATGTTGAAGGGATGCCGCTATTTTCCATTGCAAAAGCTGCCTCACTCATACCTTGGATCGATCCGCCGCCGCTGTTGATCATATAGATGATCTCGCTAGCGCCTTGCGCTTGAGCTTCTGCGATCTCCGAACGTAGAGAACGATAATCAGTGCCGCCCGTCATTTCGTGGATTGGGGGCGCTTGATCTGTCAGCGCTCCGCTGATGTGGATACGCGCGACACCTTCGGTGATTGTCATTGCTTGGCGTGGCGTTACAAAGTCAGTAAGCGTAAGCCCTGCTTGTGCTGCCATTGTGTAGCCCTGCACGCTAGCCTCATATTGAGACTGTGTGATTGCTAAGATTTCGTTATTTTTTGTAATCATATTATTCTTCTGTAATTGTTTCCACTTCCACGGCGTCAACTTCCGCCATCTCATTCGGGTTGAGCATAAAAATCTCGCGCCTGTCAATACTGATGCCGTGCTTTGCTTCCGCTTCTAAAATTAGTTGCTCGCGCAAAACTACTTCCTGAATGCGTTCTTTAAGGTGTGGCAAAAGTGTCTTGCCGTCCTTTTTCAAAAGTCCTGTAAGGTTGCGTCTACCATACTTAAATTCTTCCTCGTCGGTCTTCGCATCGTGGCGCGGGTCAATCGTCATCTGAGGCGGCATTGAGAAGGTGAACTTGTCCCAATCTGAAGAGACGGGAGGCGGGGAAAGGTAGCCGTTCTTGATTCCCACAGCTACAGCCCATTCAGCTTGACGAGCCAAAGACTTTTTCAGAACAATCTGGCGACGTGAAACCGCGTGCCGTGCCTTGTCCTGTACTGATCGAACGCTAACACCATTCAAACCTTCAGGCTTCCACGTTAGTTCATATGCCCAACCTACGGAAGTACAAGCCATGCGCTGAACGCGATCTTGAAACTTGTCCCACATATCCGAGGGACGAGCGCTTGTGACAGACTCAATTTTATTTCCAGAATTGGCTTTCATATAACGAACCATTCCGCCGCTGAACTCTTGCACGTTTAATCCATCATCAACGACTTCCTCGCCGTTTCCGCCCGTGAAGTCTGCCGAACCGCTCTCGTTGTACTCAATGATTGAGTGAGCGGAGTGTACGAGTTGCGCCATAAGTTCCCATTCCTCGGACGTTTTAGCTTTCCGAAGTTCTGGAATTACAGCCGCGAACGCTGGAACGCCGCGCCCCTGTGAATGCCAATCAGGATCAAAGCTCATTATGATTGAATCACTTGGCACAATCATATCAAATTCCTTTTCCTCGCCGAGAATCTGGTAAGCTATTGCACGACCATGTTCATTTTTAATTACTCCGTTGAAGATTCGACGACCTTTAAATTCACCTTGCTCAACCTTGGCGACTCCCGCACGATCTCCAATTCTGTGAGCTTCGATCTTTTGCACCTTGGGAAATCCTAGGTCATCTTCAGTAAGTAGGGTGAATACGTCGCCATCGCGATCAATCGCGATTGAGTCAAGATGCAAGTTCATTTTTAGATCGAAAGTCTCACCTCGAACGTCTTGATTTTTTGCCCACAACTCAAGGAAAGGAAGAAGCTCGTTATCCCCCCACTCGGTGCTTTCGCCTACAAATTCAGGCTTCCACGCGTTGCCCACTGTGTGCCATGCTTTTTGCAGGCTTGCGCTTTTAGGTACTGGAAAGTTTGCGAAAATAATGCGTGACTGAGTGACGACTGAACGCCAATCAGTAGCGGAAAATAATTCATCGAAATCTCTAGTAAGATCTGGTGACCATTGCAAGCCCTGCGCGCGTTTGTCGCTGGCCTTGACTAGTTTACGTGATGAACTGATTGCTGTTCCGAATTGGTTTGTGATTGACATATTAGCAGATTTTAGCGATTGCGAAGTTGGAAGGTGAAGATGAATTTTCGACGTGTCTTAATACTTGATCAAGGCATGTTGCCCACGCGGTGTTGGTCATTGCCCCGCCGCCTTGCGCGAAAGTAAAGCTTGCCCCGTTGGTTGATGCTGAAACAACTTGCGCGCCTTTGCCGGCTAGAACGTCTTCCATAACAGCATCATAGGCGGCCGTAAGTCTCCCCAGATTTCCAGAAGACTTCTTGCCGAACCGAACCATCATAGAAATTTCATGTATAGAGCACATACCTATTCACCGCTTTCATCCTTCGTTTCGATTAGCCCGCCCCCCATTGGGTCGGGTATGTTGTGCATACGCGCAATTAGCGCCGTGATGACCTCAGTATCAAACCAATCCACGCGCGCGGAGTTGTAAGGTTTTTCGTATTTGTGGGAGCCTTTAACCTTTCCTTGCTTGCGGATCTCCATTGTCATATGCGAAATGTAATCACTCATTTCCTCGTCACTTGGCACTTGATACAAGTCCGCATCAGTCATTAGTTGCCTCACTTGATCCTTAAAGTGCAAAGTTTGCATCTTAATCTCAAGAACTGTGTGTTTCCCGTATTGCATCGCTTGGAAATCTGAGTGAGGGAAGCGCCTCATTACAGGTTTTTTGCGTGATCTCGTGACGTTTATAAGCCAAGTCTGATCAGCTTTGCCCGTATGCCCCCGCGTCATCAATGGCATGTTCGGAACTTTAGCGCCGAGAACTTGAGCGAGGGCTGGTTGCCCCTCGCGTCGTGTAAAGTTCACGCACAACTTAGCGGTTGCGGCTGGTTTATATCCTCCGTCAATTCCGACATGGCAATTCTTCACATTGTAATCGTCCGCAATTTTAATTAGAGATCCACCTTCCCCGTCGTCGTCATCCTCAACTCTTGACCTGTGGAGTAAGGCGCGCGAGCCGTCGCGAAAATGCGCGCGCACTGAAACATAGTAATGACCTTTCTGACAATCCACAGCCATAATGTTGAAAGCAAATTCGCCGCGGTCTTGAACGAAATCCCTGTAGTTTTCGGGAGTGACTGCACTTAGGTGGTAAGGTTCGCTCGGGTCTTCGCCCAAGGAAACTGATCTATTCGGGGGTATGTGAAATCTCACAAGGCGTTGAGTCTCGAAGATCTCGAGCAAGTCGGTTCTATCCGTCGCCTTGTATTCCATGTTTGCTTCGAGAAACTGCATCACAATATCTTCCCACGTGGTGCCGCGAAAGCATAGAGCCGGAGCGTAGTATGTATTTTCTTTCTTTCTTCCTTCTGAAATCTGCTTGTACGAGCCGCGCGCGCTAAGTCGCGAGCGTGTGCGGTGGTCGTCTTTGTGTGCATGGTTGCAGTGAGGGCACTCAAGACGCGCGGTCGCTGCCGTCGCGTCAAGGTCAAGTTCCTTCTTTTCGTTTAAAATTTTGTCCCACTTGATAAAATCCCAATCATAAAGGAAATATTCTTTGCACCCGTCGCACGTCGTGCCGAAGTGAAATTCATTTGCTTTCTCAGCGTGCGAGTGCCAAGGGGAAAATGCAAGGCTAGCCTGCGACACGTTCAAAAATTTAAAACTTGAGCGGTCGTGCCCTCGTCCTTTCGCGTACGTGATCAACTCGCCTGCCTCTTCTTTAGCAAGCCAAATCTCATCAAGAATGACACAATCAACGGACACGGCTTGAAGTTGTGAGAGTGTCATTGATGCGGTGAACAACGTCATGTTGTCAAGAACGATTCGATCTTTGAAAATCCGCTTGCGTCCGACTGTCGGCATTAGATGTTTAATGTCTTTGTTGAGTTTGATTGCAGGCATCAAGCGAGTATCAAGAAACTTCCGTAGCATGTTATCGGTTCGGTTCACAAGTAAAGTCGTACGCCCCGTTTTAATGTTTCTCTGTGTCAGGGCGCTGATCATCTCAGACTTGCCCGCGCCGATACCCGCAACGAAGTTAACATTGCGAACCGGCGAGTCTGGCATACAATCCATCAAAGGTTGCCGCACATATTCCGCGTAGTCGTCAACCTTATACATGGGGACGCCGTGCTTCGATCCTATCACGGGGCAGAACTCTTGCACCCATTCGCAAACAGGATCGAGTCGCACGCTCTTAAGCGCTTGGTGTAAATTTCTCTCGGTGCTATTCATCGCCCTCTAGCTTCTCCATGATTTGAGAAACTGTGGATTCAACTTCCTCTTGTATAATTTTTGTGATCTGGTCAACCTCCAAGCCGACGAGCGACGCGGGCATTTCTAAAAATAGACGTTGAAGAAATTTCGTGAGGATCGAGAACGCGACGCGCTCGCGCTCGTCAACGTGAGCCTGTGGTACTAGGCCAGAAAGTTTTTCATCAGTAACCACGGACTTGTGCAAGCTGGAAATTTTCTTTGCCAACATGTCCACAGTGTCCGGCTGATTCGTTGCAGCCATCATCGAGTTGAGTTTTTTAAGCTCGCGCGAAACGTCAACGGGTTCAAGTTCCAAGTCCTCCAGATTCTCGGTTGCTTCCTCGGTCGTGTTCCGCGTGCTGGCCTCCGCAACATACCCGCCGCGCCACTTCGTCGGCCGATGGTTTGCGGGCTTGTTTAAAATGTAATCGGCAATCTCGGAATGGTTTTTTATTTCGACGCCTGCACTAACCATCGCTTTGAGCGCAGTGATGCCCACGGATGAGCGGACGCTGATTTCTTGCATGGTGGTTTTCTTCATAACTAAGGCTTGAAATCAAGCTAGGCCGCCCGCGTTCGTGGGTTGCTCTGTGGTTCGCAGCATCATAACACAACGTATTGCCGCGCGCGATATTAGCGAGACGCCGCCTTGTCGGTTTGTGGTCGTCCTA